GAATTATCATCGCCTCGTAGGAGGTAGTTTTCCACGCCCCATGGTAACCGGTGGGGCTGCTTTACACATGTCTTTCCAAGTGAATCTTGTGTGATTGATTAGGTGCATGGTTGAATAGGGCTCGAAAGCCTTGTCGGTGAGGTGAGCGCTGAGCTTGCCGATGATCTGGCTGTAATATGTACCACTTCGGCACCCTGATGCCGTATATTCCTTGTGACTTTCACAGGGGCAAAGTGCTGACGCTAGGGTGTTGCCCTCATCGTGCCCACAACCAATGTATGGCTGTGTGGTCCAAAGTGAGGGGAGCAGCCGGGAAGGGTCAGAATGGGCCAGCCGCACCTCCCGTGGGAAAGGGGAGGCAAACGGCAACACACGGGTGCTTAGCACCCGCAAGCACGACCAATACTGCGCGCGGACTCGCGTGTGAGCTATATTCGTTGGAAACAAGGGGACCACTCATTGCCCCAAGTACATGATGATGCTCAACACGCCTCCGTGTTCAGGTGTGAGACCCCTATGGAGCCAGGGTCACGGTGTGTTTGTTGCAAGTTGAGCAGTGTGTCTGACCTGGGTGATTTGTAGAATCGCTGTGTATTCAGCGGCATGCGGGTCACCAGACTGGGGAAACATAAACGGCCGATCGAATCGTCCGGCTCTACATTGACCGGTGTAGAGATTATCTCCAGACCTGGGTGTTGTGAGGACACACCGCCTAGGTGGCACTTCGCTAAGTCACACACACCGTGAGCGGTGTATAAACAAGCTCGAACGCAGCCGGAGCGTTATTACTTAAGGCGGTTACCGGTTCCAGCCACGACATAGCAGGAACCAAAGACCCACATGATTTTATCTCAAATTAAGCTAAACTCTACCTCCGGGTCTCGGTCAACTGCTTCATGCAGTTCATTCACAGATGCTGACTGTTTTAACAGCACACATTCTTCCATTAACATTTGCTGCTCAGTAAGATTGCAGCAGTTAAATGGGAATAATGGATCATGGACCAATTCTGACGATATGGCCATGGTACCTTATAATGCAAGGAATATGACTTTATATGATCAAGCCTTGCAAGAGATTCGATCAACTGGTAGCGTGCCTAACATGCGCCAGTTGGTAAATCAAGCAATAGTGGAGGGCCTTAAGCGCATACCTGATATAGTCCAGTTTGTGCGCAGCAATACCAAGGGTGCCACATTGCAAAGGGGTAAACCAAAACCCCGTAAGCTGCCGCCACAGGCCCAAGCAACCGCAATTAAGCCACAGGGGCCTATAGTCACCAGGCAGCCTAGCAACCCACCACGCCCAAAACAAAGTGGTGTGGCGCAGGGCTGGTGGGACATAATCACAGATGAGGTCACTGATGCGGTGTACGCTTCTACAACAGATACTGTAGTTGGGCGGTACATAAATGTGGGGAACACAGCTTTGGGTAGGCAAGCTGCGATGAGAGCCAGTTGGGCTGAGGAGTATATGGTGGATTCGATTACCATCAGTTTGGAGACTGAGCTCCCTGATGGCACCACCACAGCCCCTGGAACGTGGGGTGTAGCGATGACGCGTAATCCCGCCCACACAGCTCCAACCGCCATCCAGAATTTCGACTATATGGATGGTGCCAAATGGGACTCCATGATGAACACTGTTTCATGGAAGTATCATAAGCCGGGGGAGACCACTCCAGTGAAGTTTGTGAGGTTCACAAGTAGCCAAGCCCATGACACCACCACTGACCAAGGCATCGCGTATATATGGGTGAGCAAGAGTGCTTTGACCGCGGGCACCCTTATAGGTTACATACGCATTCGGGCTAAATATAAAGTCCGTGGCAGGTCTGCCCCAACGTTGTTGCCTGGCAATTTCACGTATTGGGGCTCATCCACCACGCAAGTGTATTGTTTCGGCCAAACAGTTGTTTCGCAATCGGGTTTGGGTGTGTTGACCAACGCTTACATTTTGAACAACATTATGTACTTGAATGGGTTGACCACGGGCGATGTGTTTATAGTCACTATTTGGTGGTATAACATAGCTGCCGCCAATGCCACTGTGCCCACTATGACGGTCACAAACTGCACAGGCAGTTTGTGGAATGGCGTAAACTCGTTGGGCACCAACACAGCGATAACCAATGCCAATGCTAACCTATATACGATGGTGGCTACGGGCCCAAACCCGACCATCACGTTCACTGGCGCTGGAGCTTGGATGACAGCCAACACTTGCGTGGTTACGGTCCAATTGCAGAGCTGCAATGGCTATGGCCTCAACAACTTGCTGACGCCAAGCACGAACGCCAATTTGCAGGCCACAGCCAAATTGGCGGACATAGGGCCAACCCCACAACCACACCCCGTGGAACCAGTGACACCGGATGCCATTAGTGAAGTGAAAACATTTCCAGTGGCGCAGAACGGTACATTCGTTGCAGTTGAAGCGCTCGACCCTGAAGAGGTCGCGCTAATTGAAACAATGCGGCGAGCCAAAGTGGCCACTAGTTGAAGCGGGGCCCGCCCACCGTGTGCAGGTGCATACGGTGGGGCGGGGCTACGGGTAGTACACTGTGCTGGCGAACGTCCAGCTTTACGTAGCCTTCAGGTTGAAGCAGTCAATTGTGGCCTCCCGACGGATGGAGTTTGCATCCGCGTATCATGTAGTGGGGTTGGACCCACCGCAGTTAGCCATTTAACCCGTGCCAATGGCACAGGTAGTGGCACAGATGATGTGTTATGCCTGCACCGCACTTCCTTGTGTGACATCCCCATTTCTGAGGATGCTTTTGAGCACAGGAAAAATGTTAGTATGCACATCATTATGCATAGTTCTGAGTTTGAGGTGCAGATGCAGCAAGTTCGTATAGTCGCTCATACTACTATCGATGCTTGTAATCGTCTAGTGCCTTGCTCATGCAATGCTTTGGGCATTCGTATGCCACGGGGTGATTTTTACAGAGCAAAGAGAGACTTCATGAGTGTGTTGACCGCGCTCAGTTTCCGCCAGCCCCAAAGTGGGGCATCACCCCGTAATTCCGCCATAGCCAGCAGCCACGGAAGTATAACTGAAACAGATGACTTTAGGTCAATTCGTGGCATGTGCCAAGCTATACGGCAATTTGGTGGTTTTAGGAAACCACCACCCCGTGTGATTTACTTATATGGGGATCTTCTGCCATGGGTCTGGCAACCAAAACGGCTAAAACCACCAAGCAAGCGGACACGTAGACGCAAGCGTCGCCCACGGTGTGCACCTTCGACAAAATTGGTGGAGTTTGACTTGGACACAGTCAGAAAACAGGCAGAACCCATTTATTCCGCCATCACCACTTTTAAGGAGAGTGTTCCTCCACAGCCCATTGTTGTAGCCATGGTCCGCGGGCATGGGCGTGATCAAGCTGATCGACAGAGCGCACGACGTAGGGCAGACGCCAACACAAGGCATTCTAGGCCCGAGCATAATGCTGGTGGTTCACACCAGAACAACCCGATTGTCAACATGATGCGCCCCCGTGGTGAGGACCCGCACCCACAAAGAGACCCAAATGTGCCAGACCCTCCTGAGGCCATGCCTATCGCTGACCCTATAGAGTCACAGACAGTTCATGAACCAGTAGATGGGGTGTTGGAATCCGGTGATGAGGAAGCTCGCGCATTTTTACGTCGCGTAGGTAACCGTGTGCTTGTGCGTAGGAAGGGAAAATGCAGTGAGATATTATACTGGAGTGACGACTCTGGTGGGCAATTCTGTTACCCATTACGTGATGTCCCATGCCATCTAACTATTGCTGAGGCAGCTGAACAAAGGCCTGACCTATTTTTACAAATTGGAGCTATTTGGACAACAGTCACATCGGATATGGACGGGACAATGTATGGTGTTATAGACGAAGGGCTGGTAGTGCACGGCGTGGAAAAAACGAGAGCTGGTTGCCTTGTTATGGGTGGGAACCAGATAGCTGTTAGCCGGTCTGTGATCTTGCGTGTTGACCTGCCATCGTACGATGTTCAAGATAGTACAACAAGACTTGTCTTTGATCCATTGTACACACGCCTGGCACGATTTGTCATGAGAGCAAGGCCTGACACAAGCACGTTGGCGACAGCCGCTGCTTTACGGCTTAAGTATTACAGCAGGATCCCAGCCGAGGTACGTGAGGCCCAGGGTATGGTGGCCACTGAGTTCCTTGATGGAACTGTGGATGCTGTTATGCGCCTTCAACGAGGCCAATTACATGGGGTGCGTTTTACGACACGAGGTTTTAAAATGACCAGCCCTGGCCCACTAGCTATGCCAGATATAGAACTTGAGCGGTTGTGGGTGACCCGTAATATGCCTATCGGCCTGGGGACTCCCTGGATCGTGACACCGGTTGCAATGATCAAGAATTTTGAAGTGCGCCCAGGGTGCGAGTTTGGTGCTCAAGTTGGTGTGGTCAGGCCAGGCCATGCGATGTTCATGGTCAGAGTGGCTGAGTACGCACAGCGTGGCTGGCAGCAGCTCCCAATGTTTGTCAATGAGGGGTGTTCTAGCCGCGACATGACCATATACGCCTTCGCCAGATTAACTTCCCTTCATGATGAGTGTCGAGTGCCGATGGAGGACACACTCAATATGCAAAGCGCTGTTTCTCGCATTTGTGGCAACCGTGGATCGTTGGTCGAAGAAATGATGCTGCAAGAGGGAGAGCGCTGTTGCCTGGCTTGGGCGGCCCAACATGTCCCAGGGTTTTCACGCAGCTATCGGGTGGCATTGGATTTCGCTCAGCACCCGAATGTGCCTGTGCCCCGCCCAGGGGTTTTCTCACCGGGTACTGATTACCTCAATTCATTGGTATTGCCTTATAATGGTTGGCTAGACCCAGAGGCCTTTGCTCGCGCAGGTGCCATATCACTCGTTACCCGGATGATGCATAACGCTTGTTCAGTTAGCATCTTCAAGGACGTTGTGGCCGGTCTGCGCAGAGCTTGTACGGTGTCATGGCCTGGCCCAATCATTGAAGAGGACGATAAGTTGTACTGGGGTTCATACTTTGGTGGGTTAAATAGTGTTGAGCGTGAGAGGACCATATCTGCCATGCAACCGCACGAAAAACGCCAGCTTAGACTCAATTTTCTTTATAGGCATGGCATTCACGTCCCGAGTGAGACTGTAACAACTCGGGCTGTTGGGAAGCTGAAGCTTGAGCAAATGAAGGTGGACGCTGCAGCGCGGCTTTTTACATCGTATAACGATGGTTGGCTGGCTGGGCCCCACTTGCCTGAGGCCTGGAAACTGTTGATGGATGGCGTTCATGAAGGTGAAGTGGGCGGTATCATGTTTACCCTTGTTTGGGTTTTGTACCCCACACAAGAGAAACTTGATATAGCAGCCCAATTACTCACCAGAGCCTTAACGACAGTCGATAGCGTCACCATTGTTGCCCACAGCGACGATTATGTCCAGGCGCTCAATCTTGGCGACCACACCTTCTTGTGCAATGGGGATCTCTCCAAATGTGATTCGTCACAGAGACGGTTCACACACACGTTGCTCCACACTGTGTATGCCCGTCTCGATCATGATGCTGCAAATGGAATTATCAAGCAGGCAAAATTGCCCATCCGAGTGGGAAACCCGGGTGATAAGGAGGCTTACTATGATGTGTATCCTGATGGGCGCGGTGGTGCGTCACTAGGGTCTGGAAGTGTAAACACAACACCGATCAACACAATGGCCACGATGATGGTGGCCGTGTCTGGTTCCCTAGTAGCTCAGAGTTTTAGGCACGCTGGTAGGCTTGAGAGCCAAGCGGACTTTGTGGAGGCCTTACGGGTAGGAGGTAATGTGATCGGTTTTGCCACTAAACCGCAGCCCTGTTACACAGGCGGCGTGCTGGATTTGACAAAAACTGAGTTCTTGAAGCATTTTTACTGCACACGTAATGAGAAAATGGTCCGCATGCCCACTTGCTATTTGCGGAATTTGTTCACCATGAAGGGCCAACTGACA